ACGATAAACTAGGCGCAACCGGGCAAGAAGCTTTTGAACGCTTTGGAGAAGGGTACACTGATCCTGAAACAGGGGAGTTTACTCCGGGCCTTGCTAGTGAATTATCAGGAATGCTGGAGTTTCAGCCGTACACGGTTACTTCAGCCACTGGTGGTCAATTCGGCATGGCTACTGACCCAACTACAGGTCAGATGCAGTACAACCTTTCGTTGTCTCCTGAAGAGCAAGCTCTGCAACAACAGCTTCTACAACAAGCTCAAAGTTTTTACGGTCAGGCTGCAACACCTTCTGCAGAACTAGAGGAGAACGTGCTTAACCGAATGCGTGAACTTCGTGCGCCAGCAGAAGAACAAGCTAGAGCAGACTTAGAGCAACGTCTAGCAGCACAAGGACGCTTGGGCACACGCACGAGCATGTTTGGTGGTACTCCAGAACAACTTGCGATGGCTAAAGCACAGCAACAGGGAGAGTCTGCAGACATCTTACGTGCAATGGAGTTTGCAAGAGCAGACCAAGATCGACAACAACGACTTGGCTCAGGTATGCTAGAGGCTTCTTACTTGCCACAAGGTCAGTTGTTAGCTGCGCTACAGCCGGGAATGACTACAGCAGAACGTCAGCGTCAGTCGGTGTCTGAACAAGCACAGACTTACGGTGAAACTTATGCTTCAGCTATTAACGCACTACTTTCTGCAGCACAAGGCCAAGCAGGTTTGTATGGGAACTTAGGCTCTGGTGTAACTACTGCAGCGGCTAAAGGCCTCTTTGCTATCTAATAAGGGAGAATAGAAATGGCACAGATATCATCAACAGTACTCCAAGGACTAGCACAACCGTCCTTTGGTGGAGGCATGTTTGAGCTAGGTTCTGCCCTTGGTGGAATACCGGCACAACGTAGAGAAAAACAAAAGACAGATAAGTTTAACGAGATTATGAAAAGGGGTCAAGCGGCAATGTCGTCAGCGAAACCAGACCCTGTAGTACTTTCTGGTATTGCTCAGGAACTCTCTGCTTTAGGGTACACTAAAGAGGCACAGCAGTTTGCTACTAAGGCTAGTGAAAGAAGTAAACAAGCTGAACAAGCTGGTATGTTTACGGGCCTCGTACCCGGAACACCAGAATATGACAGGGCCCTTGCTCAATCGCAAATGGCGCAAGGAAAGTTTGCAGAAGCAAGTGCTACTGCTGCTGCTGCTACTAGAGTACAAGAAGAAAAAGAGAGGAAGGCTCGTTTAATGGGCGAAGCTTTACAAAAAGCGGTTAGGTCTAAAGACCCTGCAGGAAATTCAGCAAGAGTCAGAAACATGACTGCAGAACAACTTATGGAGTACTTGACACCGAAGGAAAAAAAGCCGGGAGTACAACTTGTAGCAGGAGCACGATACATTGATCCTGACACAGGAAAGGTTATTGTAGAAGCCAGAGACGCTCCTGCAAAACAAGTAAACATTGCCTACGATCTTTTAAAGTCAGGTAAATACGATCCTAAAAGCTTTAAGTATGACGACAGCGGTAATCTTTTAGGGGACATTAGCGGTGTTAGACTTACTACAGACCCTGAAGAAAGAGGCAGTATTCCTGCTAATGTAGAAAAACAAATCATTGCTATGGATGTCGCTTCCGGTAAATCTGTTGTTGGCTTTGGAAGAGCAAGACAACTTAAAGATGAATTGATAGCGTCTCCTGAAAAATCTGCGGGTATTATTAGTACTTTAAGAACAGATGTTTTAACATTTGCTGGCCTACGTGACGCCGAAGAAGAACGAAAAACAGACTTTCTAAGGACTAGGAACACGGAGATTGTTAACGGACTCCCACCGGGTGTTGCTTCTGACACAGACATTAGAATTTTTAGTCAGGGTTTTCCTAAAGCAAACGCCAAAACGGACGAAATTATTCGTTATTTAGAAGCAGAGGAAAAAATATTAGCTGCTCAATCAGACATGTCAGCGCTCTTCCAGCAACACGTAAACAAACAAGTAGAAAACGGAATCGAAGCAACCACCGCTGGTTTTGAGTTTGAAAGACGGAAGTATGCCAACGTAATGACTACATTTAGAGATACGGTAGAGAACGCAATAGACCAACAAGGAAATCCTCTGTACTCTGAAGAAGATAAAAAAAGGTTCTTACGAGAAGCTTTAGGGTTTGTTCCTACCTACTACTCACGATAAAGAGGCTATCATGGCTATAAAAAGCTTATTAACAGGTCAAGAAATGTCGCCTGATAATCCTTTAGCGATTGCTGCTTCAGGGGAAGGTTTTACTAACCCTCTTGGTGTGGAGGCGTTGCCTGTTTTAGAAAAACAAGAACAGTACGTTGCTGAACACATGCAGGAATTTACTGAAAGGGTGGACTCAGGAAGACTAGGTACAAGCGACCTTGAATTAGCTGCTCGTTCTTTTGTTGACGGACTTTGGTTAAATAAAGCAGAAGAAGCGGGTAGTTATATTTCGGCAGTGGCTGTTAAAATAATCTATCCTGATTTATTTGAAGGAAGATCAGTTGGTGACATACGTGAAGACATGCTTGTTAAACTAGAGGCAGAGTCTGCTGAGTTTGCTGAAAGAAGACCTTTAACAGCAGCAACGACTAATATCGCTGGTAGTATTCTTTCGCCTGTTTCTGTTGCTGGGGGACAACTTATTAGCCAAGCCGCTAGAATGCGTCAAGGAGCGCAAGCTGCTCAAGTTTCAGACGAGGTTGCTGCTACTTTAGGTGGTGCTTTTGCTCCACGAGCAGACGAGGCGGCACAGCTTGCACAACAGCTTGGTAGACAACAAGCAACAGGCACAACCTTTGGCGTTCCTGTGTCTGGTAAGGTTGCTGAAATAGTTTCCAAAACACCAACACCAGTAGCTACAGCAGGGGTCGTCGGTGCCGAAGGGGCTGTTATAGGCTATGAAGGAGACACTACAGAAGAAAAACTTGCTAACGCTGCTTTTACTGCTGGGATTTCTGCTGCTGTTCCTTTTATCTTTGCGGGGGCTAAAAAGACTTATGACTTTGCTACCGAAAATAAAATGGCAACCCAAGTAGGAAAGGGAAAAGACTTCATAAACCTTATGTTTACTGAGCACGGTATTGCCCCTATATATAGAAGCGTTGTGTCTAAAGCTTACGGTGCGCGTACTTTAACAGAGCAACAAGCAAGAAAAATGGCCGGTAGAGCGCTTACACCTGCGATGGCTAGAGAAACAGGTAAGAAATTTTCTGAACAAGCTGCCCAAGAAACAGAAAGGGCAAAAAGAGTAATAACAACGTCTACACGTGAAGCTGGCGAACAAGCACAGCTAAAGCTAGACGAAAAAATAGCGGAAGTTAAACTTCTTGCAAGCAAAGCTACAGGAAAAGCACAACAAAAATATAACGACGAGGTAGCTCTTTTAGAGGAAGCTAAGGTTAACGCAGATGTAGCTAAAACACTTGCTGTAAGAGAAGCTGACGCCTCTGTAAGTGCCGCTAACGCGTCTTTTAGAGGACAAGCCTTAAGTGAAGCAGCGCCACCCGGAGCGCCTAAAGAAACAATTGCTGAGTTAGGCATGTTAGACCCTCAAGACGCTAATGCTGTTTTGGATGATCTATGGCGACAGTATGGTTTTAAAGTGGCTAATGGAAAGGAGTTTACTTTAGACGCTAACGAAGCCACTACTTTTATTGATAACATCATTAAAAACCACCCTGAGCTTTCTTTAGTTGAGAATGGTAATTTATTACGTAATATTAAAATATATGTGGCTGAAGAAATTACTACAAAAGCGCCTAGCGGCGTTATGAAAGGCGAAGACCTCTTACAACTTCGTAGCAACATAGGCAGAGCTATTAACGGACTTAGTAACGAAAGTGTCTCTACTAGACGCCTGTCTGCTGAAATACAAGATTATTTTCACGAGATATTAGAGCAAGGTCTTACTAAGTCGGAAGTTGCCGAACTTGCAGCCGACCGTACGGCTTGGAGCATACGCAGTACTGTAGACGACGCTACTGCTAAAGCTTCGGGAGGAAACGCTAGGTCTGGCGCGTTCACCGCAACAGAGTACTTAGACGCTGTACGTAGTTATAGTCCAAGGTTTGCTGCTAGAGGTAAAGGAAGATTACAAACAGAAGCACAACAGCTTGCAAAAACCAATGCACGAAATAAAGACAACATTATTGGTTTAGCGGACGACCAAATAAAGCAAGTAACACGCCAAGCTATTAAGGATAGGGCTATTTTACGTGGACAACTTCAGAGAACAAGAGTATTATTGAAAAAACAAGAGGCAGAGGAGATAGCAAACTTAAAAAAACTTACGCAGTACGAAAGAGCGTCAGATGTGGCTAAAGGGGCTATGCGGGAAAGAATAGCAGACGTTAAACAAAAGTATGCTTTACAGCTTCAAGATATTGACACCAGAATAGCTCAGGCAACTAACGAAACAAAGACTTTAAGCGGTATGATGCCAAGTAATTTTAATGCTTCTGTGTTTGAAAGTTTGTTTAATACTGCTCTTGTTGGGCAAGCAGCTTTGTTTGCTTCTCCCGGCTTATCAGGAAGTTTAAAAGCCTCTTTAGTAACTGGTGGTGTGGGCTCTGCTCTTCTAAGTAAAGAACTAACACAAAGAATAATCGCTAGACAGTCTGGAGGACAAGAAGCGTTAAGAAGAGGAACCACAGCAATAGGAGAAGCTTTGGATTCTGTCGGTGTTACTCCTGCTGAGACAGTAGGTGCTCAGGCCGGGGGCGTTGCAGCGCTTACTACTCCTAAAGAACTTATGTTTAGCGAAGAACGTAAAGAAACAATACGTAACTTACCACCATCAGGTAAACGTGCTCTGTATAGAAACTTGGAGTCTAAGGGTAGATTAGAAAGACTTCAGGCAGAAGACCCCAGTCTGTTTAAAGAACTAAAGAAAGCAGCGGGGAAATAAAAAAGGGGCCGAAGCCCCTGTAGTTTACAACTCGCAGTTATTGCCTGTACAAGCTAACTGCTGTGACCCTTCTGTCATGTCGGAGTTCTCAGAGATGTTCCAGTCAATCGTCTCTGGGAATTCCTCCTTAAGCTTCTTATAGGTCTCTAAGTCTATGGGTTCGTAAGGAGCCTGTTGGTACGTATGTTCGGAATAAGGGAGGAACGATACTCCACTAATCTTGTCGAACTTATTGTACAACCATTGGCCTACCTCAAGGAATTCATCATCACGGTAGTAGCATGTCATGGACGGCTTATGCTCACACCAAAAGTCCTGATAAATCTCCCATAGCTCAAGTTGTTCCATTGCACCCATTTCAGAGGCCACCACAGCCCCGTCAGGGGATTTTATAGGGAAGCTGAATACCTTAGTAGTGGGTGACATTACGTCGTCCTCTACGGGGATTCCTGCAGCTTCTAAGACTGCACAGAGTGGGTCTCTGGCGTCCGCTCTAACTCGTCTAATATACTGATCTGAGTATCTAGGGTGGATGCCAGACGCAGAATCCACCAACTGACTAACAGTGCCGGAAGGCTTAACAGCAGTAATGGCAGTACTAATGTTAATGCCAAGACGGTTAGCCCATTCTGCGTTAGTTTTAACAGCCTCTTCTTTAAGCTCAGTAAGCCACGTTTTGAGTACACCTTTATCTCTCCTTCCTGATAGGGTTGGATGATCCATGATCCCTGTTAACGACACACCCAGTAATGCTTCTTCCTCTGTGTTCTTCTGCCAGATCTTACGTAGGTAGCGGAAGTCAGTTAGGGTAGCCTGTAGAGTTCCAAGGATAGACGCAGTACGTACTTTTCGTTTGAGGTCTGAGAGTGTATCCTCTGCCCTGACAACAACTTCTGATAGATTGCAGAATTGGTTAGGCCGTAAGATGATCTCGCTACATGGATTAGTTCCAAAATCATAGGAAGCATCTCGTCGCTCGTTCTTTGCAGCTTGCTTTTGACTTGCGACTCTAGAGAACATACCTCGCTCTCCTGAACGGGACTCGTATAAACTTTTCCACTCATTTAAAAATGCCTCGAAGTCTGGCTTCTCTGTATAGCAAGCGCTGTTGTTTGCTAGTCCGCGTTGAGGATTATCTTGCCACCACTGGCCTGACTTGCATCTTCGGAGTCTATCGTCAGTGAGGTTAGACAGACTGATGAGAGCGGACCTGCGTACACCTCCGACGACGACGATCTGTGCAATCTTACAGCAGAGATCATGACATTCGATGGAGCTAAGTTTACGTCCAGAAGCCTCCCGAAAGACGCTGACTGTGAAGTTGAACAAATCGACAAGAGGCTCTGGACCAGATGCTCTACCTCCGAAGGTCTTAAGGGTTGCCCCTGCAAGTCGTACTCCAGACACGTCCCATTTTGGAAGTTGGCCTGAATACAACAAGCTAATAAGTTCCCTGTAAGCTTTAGCCCAGCCAATTTTACTGTCGGCGACGTGTATAACGGTGTCGGTATCATGAAACTCCTCTGCTACTTCAGGTAGCTTGCTAACGTATTGTCGTTCAACAGAGTAACCTACTCCAGTGCCGCACATAAGTACGTACATCATCTCGTCAAACGCTTTAGGGTGGTCAATAGGTAGGTAGCTACAGTTGAAGCCAGCTACGTTGTCACGGTCAAGAGCCTCACCAGCAGTCATCAATGCTCGCATAGACGGCATTACACTCATGTCGTGAATGTCTGCAAAGATACCATTGGCTTCTTCAAGTGTTAACCTACCCTTCTCAATCCAGAAGTTTAGGTAACGGTCAATTGTTTCTTCCCAAGTCTCACGTCGCTGCTCCTCTGGTAGGTAGCGAGCGTAGCGTGACTTGTGTATGTACTGTTGATATGCGTCCATTAATTCATTTCCTTGATTAGTCGTTCAATATACCAGCGACACTTACGTAAGTCCTCTACTGGTTTGCCTTTATAGTCGTATCGCCAGAGGTACTTCAGTGCGTTACCCTTAAGATAGCCTCTAAACTCGTTCTCAGGCATGGACGCTTTGATTGCTTCGATAGCTTCTATTGCTCCGTTGTTGTAGTGGTCAGGTCGCTCTACAGGGTCTGGTGTTTTCCTGATAGACAACTTACTCAACGCACTCGCATAGTCCCACTCTTGTGGAGTCGCTTCGTTAATACTCATTTACTTCCTCCTCTAGCTCTTGTTCAAACACATCCAGCCTGTTGATTAGTTTGTCCTCAAACCTGTCCAGAATCTGTTCTGAGGTTATCTGTAGGGCCTCCAGTAGGTC